CATCTAAGTTAACTCCCACTCGTTCTTTTCGATTGTAGTAGGGAAGATTAATAAAGTTTCCGTTAATAGACTTACCATCAGATCCTATTCCCAATTGAGTTTGTTTAGGAAAAATTTCAGTTGAAGCTTTTAAGTTAAATGTAAATAATAATTTATCTAAAAAATTTCTTATAAAAGAAGCTTTGACTGGCTCGTTTAAAAAAACATAAATGTGAAGACCCCCACTTTTAGATTTGACAGGCACTACGGGTAAATTTTTTTGATCTATAATTTCTAAATATTTTCTAATGTTAAAATCATTATACGCTTCTGAATCTATATCTATGGCACCAAACCTTGCTAGTCCGTCATCATCACATGGTTGAATACCTATCGATTTGGAGCCGTTTAAATGTGCCATGTAATCTGATTCATTTAATTCTTTAGCTGCCCATCCATATTTTAATTTTAATTTTCCAGTAGATGGATCTTTAAATGCAGAGTTTATATCTGCATAACCATAATCTCTTTTAAGACCTGTAAATATTTCTATAAACTTTTGTTCCATCTTTATATTAGTAGAGGTGGCGTAACTCTCGCGCCGCCACCTCGGTTGCAACAATTCCTTTAAGGAATTCTAATAGTGAGCGTCCGTTGCTTTCGCAGCATCATCCTCTCCATGTTTTACTTGAACATCTCCTTTAGAAATGCTTTCAGCAAAAGTTCTGGCAGTTTGATATAACGCAGCGTCTTCAATTGGACCTACTTTGCTCACTTCCCAACCAAACCATGTGCCTTTGTCGTTAGACTGTTGCACAGTTTTTAGTTGATAAAGATGGCTAAAAGATGCGGGTGTAAACAAACCGTTTTTACCTTGCATCTTTATACTTTGCATCATGCTATTCCATTTTCTACTAATTTTTAATTGAGTAGATTTCATAGCAATTAATGCGGTGGATGGTGAGCTACTATTGACTAACACAAAATGTTGTGCAGTCTTCTCAATATAATTACCATTAGGCAATCTATCTTTGAAGTCCCCACCTCTAGTTGTCTTAGTCATGATGTCACTAGATGAAGGATAGATGTTTACTGGAGCACCAGATCCATCTTTACCTCTATCTTTCCACTCAACATACTCGAGTTTGTAGTAACATGGAATCACTTGGACCCCTTTCTCACCACTAAAGAGCTCACCTGTTACTGAATTGTATATCATTCCAGGTTCAGCCCCGTCCACATACTTGCCGTCTCTCTTATTTACTTCAGGAGATAACTGTCCAAGTATTTTAAGAAATGGTAACGCAAGATCATCTTGAGTTACTGTTCCAGTTTGAACGTTTGCATCTGCCTCAAACACAACGTTTGTTGACAATGCACCGTTCTTTTTTGTTGTCGGTTCTTTGTTCATTTTTTTTATTTCCTCGTTATTTTGGTTCGGCTTCCTGCGAACACGTTAAATAGATCCGTGGGCATCTCTTTCCCAGACTCAAGACGCTCACGGACCAATGCTTTAAGAGTCATAGGCTCAACCTTTAACTTCTGGGAAGGTTGATATCCTTGACCTTGCGCAAGGACAGCAAAATCTGCTGCCTTGTTGTCCTCGTTACGGCCAAAGGAAACAGTGACCATATTTTTAATAAGATCACCCAGACCGTTTTTACGAAGCCAGTCGAATGCTTCTTCTTCCTTTGCTTTAGGAATTGAAGCACCATAGACAGGTTTGACTTCTACGCCAGCCCCATCTTCTAAACTAAATTTTGCTACATTCATTTCTGTCATCATGGTAGGTATAACCTCCCCTGACAAAACGTCCATATCTTTTTTTATTTTTTTCAGCTCTTCTTCTTTAGCTGCATATTTATCTTCTAAGGTTCTTAACTTAACAACCTGTTCCGATAACTGTTTAAAGTCATTCGTATTTTTTAACGAATCAACTTTGTCTTCTTCTAAGTTTATACTCATGTCTTTTTTCCTTTCGTGGTTAGTAGGGTTAATATATTGTCATAATATCCTATGTCAAGTTTATTCTTCAATCTTTCCTTGTTCATATAAATTTATTTCTATAGGATAATATGTCTTTTCTTGTCTATCCCATTTTAGTAAATTAAATTTTCCCCCGGTTTTATCTGCCACAATTGAACAAGCTACGCCTATGATTGCAGGATCACCTGTAAGTAGTAAATAATCGTCGGAGGTATATTTATCTAACAGTTTTCTTAATTTAAAAATTAAGGGCCCTGGAGATAATATAATTTGTGAATGTTCGGGTAATAAAGTTTTTATTGTGCCAAACTTTTGAGCGCCCATTATATTAAATTTAGGCGTTCCTATCTTAGTTCCTGGCAATTCTTGAATAACATAAACTGTGTTCATAACTTTCCTATTGACTAGTTATATATCTTTTGGTATGCGTGTCAATAGAAAGAAGAATTACTATGAATTATAAATTTAAAACACAGCCGTATAAGCATCAAATGACTGCTTTAGAAAAGTCATGGAGTAAAGAAAACTTTGCATACTTTATGGAAATGGGTACTGGTAAATCTAAAGTATTAATAGACAATGTGTCTATGTTGTATGACAAGGGAAAAATAAATGGACTACTTTTAATTGCACCTAAAGGTGTATATAAAAATTGGTACGACTCTGAAATACCTGTACATATGGTGGATCATATTGAAAAAAAAATGGTGTTGTGGAAAGCTAATATTACTAAATCACAACAACTAAAATTAGATTCTTTATTTGAACCAGGAGAAGATTTACATATTATTATAATGAACGTAGATGCTTTTAGTACAAGTAAAGGTGTAGAATTTGCAGCTAAATTTCTACGTTGCCATAGAACTTTAATGGCTGTTGATGAGTCAACTACGATTAAAAATCCTGACGCAAAAAGATCTAAGCATATTTGTTCTTTAGGTGAGTTTGCTAGATACAGAAGAATACTTACAGGTTCTCCTGTTACTAAATCACCGTTAGACTTATATAAACAATGTGAATTTTTAAGTCCTACTTTGTTGGGTCATGAGTCTTTTTACACTTTTAGAACTAGATATGCTATTTTAAAAACTATGAACTTTGGTTCTCACAGCGCAAAAGTTCCTGTAGGTTATAAAAATTTAGATGAGTTGTCTGAAATAATATCTAATTTTTCTGACAGGGTTTTAAAAGAAGATTGTTTAGATTTACCAGCATACACTCATCAAAAAAGAATTATTCAATTAAGTCCAGAGCAACAAAAAATATATAATCAAATGAAAAACGTGGCTTTGGCTCAAATGGATGGTAAACTAATGACTACCTCGACCGCCTTGGTACAGCTAATGAGAATGCAACAGATTACTTGTGGTCATTTTAAAGCTGATGATGGCACTATTCAATTTATAAAGAATGAAAGAATTAATACTTTATTAGATATTTTAGAAGAGGTAGAGGGTAAAGCTATTATCTGGGCCCATTGGAGACACGATATAGACGCCATAGTTAAAGCGGTAGAAAAAAAATATCCGGGTTCCGTGATGACTTATTATGGGGACACCTCTACTGAAGATAGAGCAGAAGCTATTAAAAAAATTCAAGATCCAGATTCTAATATTAGATTTTTAGTAGGCACGCCTCAAACCGGTGGATATGGAATTACGCTGACAGAAGCTAACGTAATGATTTATTATTCTAATGGTTACGATTTAGAAAAAAGAACTCAATCAGAGGCCAGAATAAATCGAATAGGACAAAAAAGAAAAATGACTTACATTGATATCATAGCGGAAAAAACAGTTGATGAAAGAATTGTAAAAGCTTTACGTAAAAAAATAAACATAGCTTCAGAAGTTATGGGTGAGGAACTAAAAGCATGGATTTAATAATATTAAATGATGGTGCGTATCAACTAATAGAAGTAACAAAACAAATGTTACAAGGGGTTGAGATAGTAGGTGAAATAGATTGTTCTAGTTTATGTGAAATATTAAGACTTAAATTAAGTACGTATGCGGACTATCCTCTTAATCTTCATATAATGAATGATGGTAGTGGATATTTTTATGGGTGTATGTGTAATTAATTTTATCTTATAATTAAAGCAAATATAACGTAAGCCATACCAGAGATTAAAGCACCAGTAGAAACCAATAAAATACTTTCGACTCTATTTATTTGACGTTCAAGTTTATGTATCTTATCATGCGTTTGCTTTTGCATAATTCTGCAAAGCTTTTCATGTTCTTCTATTTTTTGTATTGCGTTCTTAGCCATTATTTAAATCCAAATGGGTTACCTACATTCGTAGGAGCAGATGTCGTTGATCTACCCACACCTCCACGTCCTCTATCTAAATCTTTTGATCTAATTTCAGCAGCTTTTGTTATACGGGCATCTCTGTTTTTATCTTGAAAATCGGACGTTCCTGTAATTAAAGGAGTTCCTGTAATATTAGGTGAAGTATCTTTTAAACCTAAAACTTCTCGAGCAAAATCTGCTTTGTCTATTGCAAATTGACTTGTTTTACTAGGGACATAAGAAAATAAACCAGTTTTCATTAAACCAGGTACTTTAGTTTGATTTTCAAATGCATTTAAATAATCTTGATAATATTGTTGATAGTTGCCAAATCCACTAACAGTGTTAATACCAAAAGGATCTTTTCCTACTAAATTACCCGAGCCCATATTATATTTATAAGGATTTCCATACTTTTCTACAGAAAAAGTTCTATTAAATTTATCTATTGGACTATCCTGAGGTAACAGTCCTTCAAACAAAGAGCCTATACCTCTAGCTACCTTTCCTATCATTCCTCCCTCTTGAATATAGTTTTTAATAGAATCTATTGTGTTAGAAAAAAAATTTTGAGGTGCAGGTGGTGCCTCCGCTCCCATTATGGCTTCACCAGTTCCAGTTAGTCCTACTTCAGTTTGTGGACCATCAACTATATTGGTCGTCGTAAAAGACTCTGTCTCATCTCTGTCAATGGGCAGTACTTCTTGTACTGCAAGAATGCCATCTAGATTTTGATTCATGCTGTCTGCTGTCGTATTTAACTTAGCAGCGTTAGCAAGAATACTATCAGACTTTGCGTTTAACGCAGCGATTAATTCATTTATTGTTGCCATTAGTTAAATATCCCCCGTGGAAAGTATTGTGCAAATATTCCAAGCGTTCTTGGTTTTGTTGTCGCTTCGACCACTTGACTACTTATAGCAGCATCTTTGTTTGGATCAACCGGTAATACTGCTTGTGTTTCAAATAATGTGCCTGTTGGGGCTTGTAAATCGAGGCTTAAATCTCTAGTTCTCTCTACATCAGGACTTAAAATACTTTCAATAGTAAAGTTTAAAAAGTCTACAGACTCTCCTAATTTAAACTTTTTTAAATCTTTTCTTAAATCTTCGTAAATATCCATGACCAAATCGTTTTGATTTTTTACTTCAATAGCTTTAAATGGGTCTTCTTTTTTAAGTCTTTTAGAAATAGCATCAAAAGCACTTTCACTAAATGTTGGTGGTTTAAATACGCCTTTTAATAAAAGTTTTGATTCAGATTTAGTCAAACGATCTTCTAACAATTTTTTTAATTTAAATTTACTAATACCTAGTGTTTCAGCGTTTTGTAACGTTTGAAACATCTTATTTTGAGAGTCATACGTCTCTAATATATATTGTTGAAAAGCTCCTAACTTTTCTTCAGGACTTGTACGTGCTGAGTAAGCTTTTTTAGAAAATTTACTTCTTAAATTCTTTTTATCATTATTAAATGAAGTTAAAATAAATGGAAAGCTGGTTAAAGGTTTTGCTTCTTCGACCCTTACACCAGACATCAAAGCTACTATTTCATCTACAGCATCTCTTTGAGTTCCATAATCTGTAAACCTACCAGATGCTCCGTCCCAAATTCTTGTTGCTGAAGTAACCGCTCCTGGAGTCAATCCTTCAAATACATGTTTTAAAGAATTAGCTATAATTACGCTTGGATCATCGTTAGGAAAATAAATACGTTTACCATTAGAATCTCTACCACCTCTTATAGTAACGTCAAAAGCTCTTTCTGTACCAATAGACTCAGTAACAAAAGGAGTTATGAATTCTGTAATCGCTCCTTTTCTTTTATTAGGATCTATGGCTCCACCAAATAGTGCATCCATTACAATGGTGCTAACATTGTCTTTTCTTAATCTTCCTTCGCTAAATGCATTTAGTATTCCATTAACAGGAGCCACTAACGAATCATACGGATTAGAATAAGAAAAATTATAGTATTTAAAATTACCATTTTCATCTGGCATAGATGTAGGAATCAATGTAGAATTTTTTTGATATGGCGGTGCAAACGAAGTTTGAAAAGCTTTCATAGTTTCTTCGTCTACTCCAGTCATGTACTGAGCTCCTTTTTGAACTGTGTATCCAATGCCCCCAAGCACTGTTGTTACTCCAACTAATCTTCTAGCTCCCATTTGTCTTATGAAAGGATTTGTACTTGTAAGCTCTCTTGCTCCAATATTTATAATGTTTGCAGTGGTTCTTAATATTTCTGCAGGAAACGCTACGAAGTTACCTAAAGGTAAGTTTCTAATGTTCTCGATAATTAATGGCACTTTACTGTACGTTGGAATAGTATTAGTAACTAAATATGCAGAAGCTTCTTCTAGTGCTTGGACCGGAGTTTTTTCTAATCCACTTATAGGATCTATTTTTATAAATCTTTGACCAGCCACTGTGTTGAACCAATCATCTATGTTAGCCATAAATTTATTATACTCTTTGCTACCTTTAATTAATGTTTCAGGAGTTCCTAAAGCGGTTTTTAGAGCTCCTTGATAAAAGTTATCTGAATATATTTTCCAATAGTTATCAGCCCCTTGATAGATGTCAGTTAATTTTGACATGATTGGTGTGTTCATTAAAGAATTAAAACTAATCTTTCCATCTTTAGCAGCCTCTAAAACTCTTCTCATCTCCTGAACATTTATGTTTTGATCAATTACACCACGAGCTATTCTGTTTTCAATAGCAGCGAGTTTTTCAAGATCCGTTTTAGCTCCTTTAAATATATCTTCACCCGTTAGTCTCCAAGCGTCTTTAAACCCAATCTTACCACCAATCAATCCACTAGCTAATGGAAAGAAAGATGCTGTTGTAAAGTTCCTAACTTGAGTCATTGGTGAAAGAATTGTTTTAGATATTTGAGCTCCAGCTTTTAAACTCATCAAAGATCTATATCCAGGCAAACTGTATAGACCTGCTGTTAATTCTTTTGCTCCTACTAAAGCATTAGCTATCTCAGGCGCAGCTTTAAAGTTTCCAGTAAATAATTCACTTGTTAAAGATAAATCATCTATATCCACTCTCTTTCCTAATTCTTTTATGTTAGCTAATTTTGTTAAAGAACCTTTTGCAGTATCTAATCCTTTTCTAGCAATTGCAGCATCGTCAAAAATAAGTCCTGGTCTTCCTGGTAAATCTAAACCTTCTCTTAGTATTGCATCAAAGACTCCTTTACCGTGCATTTGTTTAGACTGATTAAGGACTACGTCAAGAGAAGCTATTATTGGATTAAATGTTTCTACATCTTTAGTTGCTTTTACTCCTTTTTTAGCTAGTTCAGCTACAGTTCTGCCTTCTTCCACAGATAAAAGTTTTTTCATTACATCAGGTAAACCTTGTTCTTTAACTAAATCTTTGCTCATACCTAAAGCTTTTCCTATTCCAAAAAATAAACTATTGGGTTCAAGATTACCTTTAATAGCTAATTGTTTTAAATTTAACATTTTGTTTTTAGCTAAGAGATTTATTTGTTTTGTTGTTTCTTCTTTTAATGCTTTAGAATACGCTGCACCTGTAAGGCCTTTTTCATCTACGATTCTTTTTGCAATATCATCTACAATTTTTAAATTATCTTCAAATCCAGGAGCTTTAGTTTTAATAGCATTTCTAAACCAATCAAAAGCTTTGTTTTCTAACAAAGGATTAAATTGAAATCTTTTATTATTAAAAGCTCCAAATCTTCTCATTGTATACAAACCAAAATCTAACGCAGCTCCATTTGGTAAATCCATACCTTGAGTAAATACTCTGTATTGATTCTCAGCACCGTCTACAATAGCTTTAAGCTCTTTAATATTTTTAACTAATTCTTTTTCTACAGCTTTATCCGTACCTTTATTAAGTGTACCAATTATCTCATCAACTTCTCTAACACTTTTAGCTTTTAATATATCTTTAACTTTATTCATTTCTATTTGTAGAGCTAAAATAGATTCACCGTTGTCAAATTTAATTTTATAATCTTTAACAATGTTTTCTTGTATTTCCGCAATCGTGCTTCCAAGATTTTTTAAAACTTTTTCTTTACCAGCTAAAGCAGTATTAGCCGCTACTTGTAAACTTCTTATCTCTGGAGTTAAACCTCTTGTGGTTACAAATTGATCTTTTACTCTAACTAATCCTCTTTTAATTTGATCTAACATACCACCGTCTACAGGCACGTGTCTCCAATCTCCACTTAACCCTAACTTGTCTCCAGCTTTTCTTGCAAGAGCTCCTCCTTTAATTACAGCTTGTTGTATTGCGCTCTTTTCATTTTTACCAACAAGAGCATTGATCGCACCAGTTAAAGGCATATCAATTACATTTAAAGCTTTACCTCCTACGTAGCCGACTGTTTTAGCTGCAGGTATAATTCCATATCTAAATCCTACACTAGCTACAGACGGTAACAAAGTAATACCACCACCTAGTACAGTTCCTTCTGCACCAAATTTTATTTTACCTTTTAAAACTTCTGCCGCTCTTTCTCTGCCAGTCAAACCTTCTAAATCTGTTCTCTCTGTTAATCCAACTACATCAGATAAAGTTCCTAATTCTTCTGGAGTTGAAACTGCAAAATCTGTAAGGCCACCGATACCTCCGTAGTAACCTGCACGTTTAGCAAGTTCTACACCTTGAGCTGCTCTAGTCATACCAGGCGCTGTAAGTTTAGTAGCTGTGCTTATGCCTTTTAATTTTCCTATACCATTAGCAATTTTTAATGCACCAACATAAGGCACTCCAAACTGTGTAATAACAGAAGTTATATCTCCTAGAGCTGTGGTTGTTTCAGGAGTTATTTTATCAAAGAGCTCATCTATTCCTGTAAGTAAATCTGTATTACCAAGATAATCAATAGGCATTGCACCTAATTGAAGAAGACCTTGAACAGCTTGACTTAAACCTCTAACAGCTCCTACTGGTATATCAAATATATAATCACCTAATCCTACGTCAGTTCCTCGAGCCGTGGTTATATCTTGATCGGAGTCAAAACCTCTTAAACCTTCTAATGCCATGTTAACTCCTATGCGGTTTGTGGTGCAGGGGGAATTATAAGATTAACACCATATTTTAAATTAAAAGCATCAACATCGTTTTGAGTTTCTATGTATGCAAAGTCTTGTAATGCTTCTTCACTATTTGCTAATAACTGCACTACGTCGTCTGTAATTTCTTGAGGTAATCTATTTCTTAATTCAGCATACGTTAATTTTAAAACAGGTTTTTCTGCTGTTTCTGCTCCAATAGTTTCAGCTTCTGTAGTTATAATTTGTTCACCTGTGTCTGGAGAGCCGAACGCTCTATTTACTCGACCACCTTCTTTAAGACCTAGTCTTTCATAAGACTCAATTAAATTAGGATAAATGTCACCAAATTCTGGAATAGAAGTAAATTCACGGTAAGACTCTTTAGCTTGTTCTAAAGCTTTTTGATAACGAATTAATTTTTTATCTGTTGTATTTATTGGTTTATTTTTATTGGTGTATTTTGTTTCGATATATAAATCCAATTGATTTTTTGCATCTTTTACAGATTCAAATCTTTCATATATTTCTCCTTGTATGTTTCTGTCACTTAAATTCTTTTTACGTGTGTTTGAATCTGCATCACTAAATTTATCTTTTATAATGTCTCCTTTAATCTCTTCTATTGATCTTTTATCACCTCTGTCTTTTAATATTTTAGCATAATTATCTAAATTTCTCATTTCCGTTGTAGGTTTACCAGCATCTGCGGCTGCTTTAGCTGTAGCTTTTTCTTTTTCTTTAAATGCTTTGTATGCAGTTAATGTAAGAGCTTTGTCTTCTTTGTCTCTTCTTCTTACAACTGGTAATGCTAAGTTTACAGCTGCATCTAATTTTTCTTTAAGAGATCCTTCTGTGCCCAATGCTTTAGCAGCAATCAAAGCAATCTCTCCTCTTTCCAATCCTTCATTTTTTAAGAGATCACTTAAAAAATCTTTTTCTTTTTTAATTTCTTCTAAAGGATCTAACGTAATAGAATCATCGTCATCGCCTG